TGAAAGAACTCCATTCTTACTGGTGGGGTGAAATGGCAAAACTAATTAAGAAAAAGAAAAAAGTTCAAAAGCAAGAACAAAGAGACCTTAAAGAAATTACTGACTACCTCGCATAAATAAGAGTATGGAAAATTATTCATACTTCATGGGGCGAGATGGTTTTATGTGGTTTGTTGGTGTCGTTGAAGATAGAAACGACCCAGAAAGATTAGGTAGAGTTCGTGTTAGAACTTTGGGCTATCACACCGAAGATAAAACTAAAATCCCTACAAACACATTACCTTGGGCAACAGTTATGATGCCTGTTACTACTCCCTCTATGAATGGATTAGGTCATACACCTTTTCTTGTTCAAGGTTCTTGGGTGATTGGTTTCTTTCGTGATGCACAACATCTACAAGAACCAGTTGTTATGGGAACACTCCCAGGCAAACCAAATGCATACTCTAATACATCAAAAGGTTTTAGTGACCCAGGCGACAACAAAGACTATGGGTATTATGACGAAGATACAGAAACTTATTCTTATCCAGTAAGAAAAGATGAATCTGATATTAATCGTCTTGCAGTTCCTAGTGCAAAAGATAAAGACGGAAATACTATTACGCATGGAAATCGTTCTGCACGAGATACAGCTGCAACAGAAAATATTCCTCTTGCAAACACTACCACCACATGGAATGAATTAAAAACAACTGATGACTCATCAAGAGGACATGAAGATAATGTTACTGGTATATCAACAGAAACTAATGAAGATAGAACTAAAAAGAAAAGAGTAGATTCAGAATATCCTTACAACCAAGTACGAGAAACAGAAAGTGGTCATATACAAGAATATGATGATACACCTTTTGCAGAAAGAATAATGGAGTATCATAGAACTGGAACATTCTATGAAGTTGATGCAGACGGAAATAAGATTACAAGAATTGTTGGTAGTAATTATGAAGTTGTTGCTGGTTCTGAGTTTGTAAATGTTAAAGGAGATTGTAATCTTACAGTTGACTCAAACTGTCGCACCTATATAAAGGGTAACTGGGATATACAAGTTGATGGAAACAAAACAGTTGTTGTAAAAGGTAATCATTCAGAAACTGTTTCTGGAACACAATCATCAAGTATTACTGGTGATGTTACTGAATCATATGGTGCAAATCAAAACACCACTGCAACAGAAAATATTGATATTCGTGGTAAGCGAATTGATTTAAATAAGGAATAGGAATGGCAAAACCTAGAAAACAAACTGTAATCGTACATGAGAAAACTTTTAAAAGAACATCTATTGGTAGAGGTAAAGTAAAAACAGCATCTATGAATAAAAACAAAAGAAGAAGTTGGAAGAAGTATCGTGGCCAAGGGTGATGGAGAATATATCATATTAGTAAATGGTAGAGTGGAAACTTATACCAACTGGGAAGATATACCCAGTTCATTTGAAAATATAATTAAATTTAATCCAACTCCTCCACCCTCACCTCATAGTGAGGAAGACCACGAATACATAGAAACATTTGATAAGAAACTTCACGAACTTATGGATAGAGAGGAAGAGTAATGCCAGCAATTACAAGAAAAGGTGATGCAGATGTTACGCATTGTTCAACACCATTTAGACTTGGTGCATCTGAAAATGTTTTTGTAAATAACATTGGTGTATCCAGACAAGGTGATAAAAATACAGTTCATGTATTACCAGGCTTACCTTGTCCATCGCATCAACAAGTTATCACAACTGGTTCTACAACTGTATTTGTAAATAATGTAGGTTGTGGAAGAATTGGTGATGGTATTACTGCGTGTACTTCAGTTGCAGAAGGTTCTCCAAATACTTTTGCTGGTGGATAGTTTCACTATAAATAATAATAGGAGATATATATGCCAACCTCTGGAAGTTTAAATTACGATGCAAGTATTACGAATGAGAAACGAAGTGTTCGTATATTCAAAGACTTGAATCTTAATTTTAATAAAAATCTTGTTACAAATGATATTGCAAAACTTACAGATGTTGAAGCAATCAAAAGAAGTGTTCGTAATTTAGTTCAACTCAATCACTATGAAAAACCTTTTCATCCAGAGATTGGTTCTAATATTCGCTCAACTCTTTTTGAAAACATTTCCCCATTAGCTGCAAACTTATTATCAAGTCAAATAGAAAATGTTATCAGAACATATGAACCAAGAGTTGAACTGCATAGAGTTGATTCGTTTCCAGATTTAGATAGAAATGCATATGATGTTCGTATTGAATTTTTTATAGTAAATGCACCAGCAGAATTAGTTGCACTTGATGTATTATTAGAAAGAGTACGATGATAGAAGATGGCCCCATGAAAGAACACATCGAGAGAAGTAAAGATGGAGTATTGGTTGCAAAGTATATTACATACTCTATCAAAGATGAGATGTTAGTTAAAGAAACGAGTACAAGAAAATATTTTAAAAAGGGAGACTATGTTGATTCCATAACAAGTGAACCCATAGTAGAGGTAAAGCATGGCAACCACGGATAAAAGATTATCAATATCAGAATTAGATTTTGATGATATAAAATCAAATTTAAAAACATTTTTAAAAAACCAAACAGAATTTACAGATTATGATTTTGAAGGTTCTGGTATGTCTGCATTATTAGACTTACTTGCATACAATACGCATTACCTTTCTATGAACGCAAACTTACTTGCAAATGAAATGTTTATTGATACTGCATCACTTAGGTCTTCAGTAGTATCTCATGCAAAAACTTTAGGATACACACCAAGAAGTGCAAGAGCATCACAAGCTGTAGTTGATGTAACAATCAATGATACTAGTGTTACAACATCTACTCTTTCAAGAGGAACTAAATTTTCTACTCTTGTTGATGATATAACTTACAATTTTTTAGTTAATGAAGATAGAACAGTATCAAGAGTTGATAATGTTTTAACTTTTGATAATGTTACTTTATTTGAAGGAACATTAATCACAACAAGATATGTTGTTGACAATTCTAATGTTGACCAAAGATTTATTATACCAGATAGTAATGCAGATACAACAACACTTACTGTAGTTGTTCAAAATTCTGCAACAGACTCAACACAAACTACTTACAATCTTGCAACAGATATCACTCAAGTTACAGATTCTACAAATGCATATTTTCTACAAGAAGTAGAAAACGGACAGTTCCAAGTTTATTTTGGTGATAGTGTAATTGGTAAAGGTTTATCAGATAACAATATAGTTATATTAGAATACATTGTTACAAACAAAGGAGCTGCAAATGGTGCTTCTACTTTCACTCCACCATCAAGTATAGGTTCTTCATCAGATAATACAGTCGCAACAGTAACAAGTGCAGTCGGTGGTGCAGAATCAGAGTCTATAGAAAGTATAAAATTAAATGCACCATTAGATTATGCAAGTCAAGGTCGTGCAGTTACAACAAACGATTTTAAAGTTATTGTGCCAACTCTTTTTGCAAATACTCAATCTGTTTCCGTATGGGGTGGTGAAGATAATGACCCACCTAGTTATGGTAAAGTTTTTATATCTGTTAAGACAACAACTGGTGCAAACTTAACATCAACACAAAAAACAACTTTACAAAATAATTTAAAAAGTTTTGTTGTAAGTTCTGTAAGACCAGAAGTCGTTGACCCACAAACTATTAATGTGAGACTTACTGTAAACTTTAAATATAATTCTACAGTAACAACTAAATCATTAAATGATTTAATTGCACTTGTTAATACAACAGTTTCAAATTATAATACAAATAATTTAGGAAGTTTTAATTCACCATTTAGATTTTCAGAATTGGTTGGACAAATTGATGATACTGATTCTTCTATTGTTTCAAATATCACAACTGTTCAAATGTCAAAAACATTTACACCAACTTTAAATGAGTCTAGTTCATATACGATACCTTTTAACAATGGTTTATTTAATCCTCACTCTGGTCACGCTTCCGTAGTGTCTTCAACTGGATTTAAAATTTCTGGTAATGAAAATGAATTATTTTTACAAGATGATGGTAATGGTGTGTTACAAACTTTTTATCTATCTGGTACAACAAAGATTGTTGCAAACTCGTCTTTTGGAACAGTTAACTATGAAACTGGTAAAGTTGTTATTAATGGTACAACAATCACTTCAATCTCAAATGTAGATGGTTCTGCATCAACTACAATTCGTGTTGTCGTTGTTCCAGCATCTAATGATGTTATACCTTTGAGAAATGATATTATTGAAATAGATATTTCTAATTCTACGATATCTGGTCAAGTAGATGCAACAACATCTAGTTCAAGTTCTGCAACTACTTCAACATCAAGTGCAGTTACATCTGCATCAACATCGAGTTCTTATATTAGTTCTTCAAGTTCATCAAGTGGATACTAAATGTCTAAATCTATCTTTGACAAAAAACTATCACCAATACTAAGTGATTTACTTCCAGAGTTTGTCAGAGCAGACCATCAACAATTCATTAAATTTTTAAGAGATTACTTTAAGTATCTTGAAGCTGGTGAACTAGAGATTTCTGGTTCAGTAAATTATTTAAAACAAGAAACACTTTCTGACAATTTTGTATTAGATGAAAATGGTGATAATATTGTTTTACAAGATTCAGTATCAAAGTTTACAGTTGGTGAAACTATTACTGGGTCAACCTCTAAAGCAACTGCACAAGTTCTTGTAGATGACTTTGATGATAATCAAAAACTTTACATAACTTCAAACCAAAGATTTATTACTGGTGAAACAATCACTGGTGCATCATCATTGTCTAGTGCAACGATAACAAAGTATCGTGCAAACCCAGTGCAAAACATTCAACAACTTTTAGAATATGCAAATGTTGATAATACAATATTTGATTTCTTAGATAAATTTAGAGACTCATTCTTAGAAGGTATTCCTAATACTCTTGCGAATGGATTATCTAAAAGAAAATTAATTAAAAGTATTAAAGATTTATATTCTGCAAAAGGAACTGAAAAAGGACATAAACTATTTTTTAGAATGTTGTTTGATGATGAAGCTGAACTATTTTATCCAAGAGATAATATGTTACGAGTTTCAGAATCCACATGGTCTGAAAATTCTTTTATGAGAGTGATTGAAAATACTGGTTCAAATTTTACAGAGTTAGAAAATCAAACAATTACTGGACAATCGTCTGGTGCATCTATTCTTATTGAAAAAGTTACAAAGTTTACAGAGAACGGAACTCAGTTTGCACAACTTCAAGTATCTTTAGATTCTTTAAGTGGAACATTTATTATTGGTGAGACTATAAGTGGTGCATCAAGTATATCTGATGTTAACATGAGTGGTACAGTTCAAGAATTATTAACTGGTGCAACTATAACAAGTGGTGGTCAATATTATGAAATAAATGATAATGTATCTGTTAGTGGTGGTAATGGTCAAGGACAATTAATTGTAAAAGATATTGGTTCTGGTTCTATAGATGAAATAGTTATAGACGATGTTGGTTCTGGATATGTTGTTGGTGATAGTGTAATATTTAATAACTCTGGAACAAATGGTGGTGGTGCAAGTGCAGAGGTAGAGATTATTGGTGGTGCAATTGCATTAGAAAATAAAACCTCACCAGACTTAATAGAAACAGAAGAGAGAGAACAAATAGTAGTTCATCACTCTGTTAGTTTTGATTTAGAAGATGCAACTAATAATAATGCATATATCACTTTAAACACAGAAGCTGATGATAATGATAATATTATATTAGAAGATAATTCTGGTCTTTTGTTATCAGAACTATCTGCTGTTGATTATGCAAGACAACAATCTCAACCAACAGATTTATCTGGAGAGGTAATATTAGAAAGTGATGTTATTGATTTTTCAGAAGATGCATTTTCATTTGACTCTACTGGAACAACATTTGATATTGGTTTAGGTAACGATAGTAGTTTTAAATTAATCCAAGAACAATTTGAAATATTAGATTTAAGACTAGAACAAACAGTTGGTACAACAGATAATATTTTATACGAAGATAATACTCTTATACAACTTGAACCTAATACTTTGACAAGTGGTGAAAGAGGTTCTATTAGAAAAATAAAAGTTTTACAAAAAGGTGCTGGATATAATTCATTACCAACTCTAACAGTTTCAAGTTCAAGTGGTAGTAACGCAGTTATCATTTCTAAATCTACCTCTGGAGTTGGTGCAATTACACAATTCGCAGTACAAAACTTTGGTTCAGATTATACCTCATCAGATACTATAACATTAAGAAAAAATGTTCTTGTAAAAGATATTAGCGATACTTACAACACAGATGAAAACATAGATGAATTTACTGGACAAATAAAATCAATTGACACCTCACAACAAATCATAGAACTATCTGGTACAAATATTCCAGAAAAAGGAGACACCATAACTGGTGCAAGTTCAACTGCAAGTTCAGTAGTAGAACAATGTGAAGCTGCAACTGCAACAATAACAACTGGTGCAGTAGGAACAAGTGTTGCAGATTTTCAAAATGCATCTGGTAAGATATCAGAAGATTCTATGAGAATACAAGACTCATATTATTATCAAGATTATTCTTATGTTGTTAAAATAGGTAACTCAATCGCAGACTGGAGAGATAGTATAAAGAAAGCTACTCATCCTGCTGGTTTTCAAGTTTTCGGTCAAGTTACATTTTCAAGTTTGGTCAGTGCAGTTATACAAACTCCAACTGCTGGTTCTATTTCTGGATTTACTGGTGATACAGAGACATTTACTCCAGAACTTGCATCTACATTTACAACATTGTTTAGTAGAGTATTTGGTAGAAGATTAGGAACTACAACAGACGGAACAACATTAAATGCAGATGCACTAAGTGGTTTTGATGCAAACACTGATGGTGGTGGAACAGTTTTACCATCTGGAAAAAGAGAGGTAACTTTAACAAGTTCTGTAACACTTAACTTTGATGGCACAAGGGGTGCATTAACGACTGGCCCATTCTTAAAGAATTTAAATTTATATGGTTTTATGAAAGAAGGATTTATAAGTGATGATGAAAATATTGATGCATATTATTCAATAGACCAATTTTCAGATGTAACATTGAGTGATGCAGCTAATCCTTTTACTAATGCATCATTAACAACAAGAATTAATGTACCACCAAGAGGTGAAATAAGAATTACCAAAACTGGAATGTTCCAAACATTTGATATGGACTTTAGAACCTTTGATGATATTAGACAAACATTTGATGAGGATAATGCTGGTGGAATTACAATAGATACATTAGGTCAAGACTTCTTAGACTTCTCTGAAGAATCAAGAACCTTTGACTCATCTAGTACAACCTTTGATATTGGTTTTGCTGGGTTAACTAATCCACTTGACTTCTCACAAACATTATATAAATTTGATGATACATTAGGTGGAGACTATGCAAGGTTTGATGCAGACTTTAGTTTCTCACAAACTGCAAACATAACAACAACCTTTGATGCAAGTGCATATAGGTTTGATGCAACATTATCAGACATGGGATTAACTTTTGATAATACTGCAACTTAATCATTATAAATAAAAGTAGAAAATAGGAGATATAGGAATGGCATATCAATCTATCGGACTTGGAAGTTCAGCAAATGATGGGACAGGCGATACCCTCAGAGCTGGAGGTGACAAGGTAAACGATAACTTTGTAGAACTGTACACATTATTAGGTACTGGTTCTGCTTTAACTTCTGGGATGAGTGCAACTGCAACCGTAGTTACATTAACAGCCCCAGTAATCGCCACAAGTTTAGACTTAAATGGTTCTGAACTAATATTAGATGTTGATGCAGATACTTCAATAACTGCTGATTCAGATGATACAATAGATTTCAAAATAGGTGGTGCTGATATATTTCAGATGACTGCAACTAAACTTGACCTTAATGGTAAAGAATTAGTTTTAGATGCAGACGCTGATACATCTATCACTGCTGACTCAGACGATACAATTAATATTAAACTTGGTGGTAATGATAGAATAGATTTATCAACTGGTTTGGTATCAATCAAAAATGATGGTGCAAAATCACAAGTAAGATTATACTGTGAGAGTTCAAATGCACACTATGTTGCAATAGAATCTCCAGCTCACGCTGTATATTCTGGTAATATCACAGTCACACTACCAAACAAAACATCAACACTTCAAGGTTCTGCAAGTGAAACCATCACTGGTGCTGGTGGTTCTAACGCACTAGATGATGATATTGAAGTATCACTTTTAAATACTGCTAGTGGTACTGCATCACTTACTCTTTCTGCTGGTCGTTTTGTTGGCCAAAGAAAAATAATTATTATGACCGTTGCTGGTAACAATGCAACAATGACACAATCAAA